AGGTCGATCGCATTACGATATAGCGCCTCCGGTGTGCTCATTGTTCAATGCCAAGATCCTCTGGGCTGTAACCAGAGCGGATGCTGACATTAGCGCCACGGTTTAGTGCACTGCCGACCAATGATGCAAAGGCGTCATAACCGTTCTGGCCGTCTTCCATCAGCGTGATTTGATCCACTTCATCTGCTTTGCCGTCTTTGTACCATGTGACGCGCACGATGGCGAGGATTTCCTCAGGCAGGACTGAGACGTGATAGTCCAGCGTCTGCTTACGCGGGCGCTTGGGTTCAATCATGATCATGAGATCAACGAGCCTGTCCGTTATCCAGTCCAGTGCCCTGTAGATCCAAGCCCGCATTGGCAGTGGCCGCCAGCTCTTCATCCACGTTAAAGTCATCGCCGAGCACTTCACCATCGGCAAGGTTCTGCAGCAGTGTTTCCTGCGTGATGGTGCCGGCAGTGTAAAGCTGCAGCAAGCTTTGCACATCCTGCGGCTCAAGGCGGCTGCCGAGGAAGTCACGGTTGACAAGGCAACTGCCCGGTGCAGTGCTGTTGCCGAGGTATTGCGCGTGGAATTGCAAGCAGTTGTCGATCATGTCTTGCATGTTTTGCGCGATGACCATCATGGTGCTGTCGCCTTGGCTGCGGTCGATGCGTTTTGCTTCGGCGGTTTCTGCGCTGAGCTTTTGGCCAAGCACTGCACTGAGGCCAAGCTCATTGATCTGCGACGCAAGCTGCTCAAGCCGGCGGAATTGATAATCAAAGCTCTTGCCATCCGGTTCGATGTATTCAGCGCGGCCTTCTGCGGGAAATGCAATGGCTTCACCGGGGCCAGCTGATACTTCTTCTGCGCTGGATGGGAAACCATAGAACGCCAGCATCGGCACTGCAGAAATGTGCAGCTGATTGTCTAGATCGCTTTGGATTTGATATGCCTTGAGATTCAGCTCTGCAATATCTTCCAGCGGCGGGCGCGACTCCATGTAACCAACGCGGCCGCTGTATGCCACGCTGAATGGAATTTCGCTCAAACTGGTGGTGCCTTCATCCACCAGCTCAAACTCACCGCTGTCTTGCTTTTGATGCAGCTCAAATGCACCAGGCGTCAGCAGACGAATCTGCTCAACGACCTTCTCGCCGTATTCACCATCTGGTACGTTGATGTGCTCTAGCAGGCGCAGCTGCGTCAATACCTGCTGGCCTTCTTGCTGCTCTGATCGCCAACCGAGGATTTCACGTGGCGTATATGCCACCCAATACGGGCGTCCATTGCCATCACTTGGAGCATCCACCAGTACACCAATGTGGCCATAACGGATCATCTTGCGAGTGGTTTCGTATGTCCAGACGTTGAGGTCATTGCCGAGCATGTCAACATCAAACAACTGCTCGCGGATCACGTCTGCAGTGTCATCAAGCCTGACGGGCTTGCGCGTGAGCATACCGGCCAGCATCCGCTCAAGGCGCTGGTAGTACGGCGGGCATACGCTACGTGCAAGGCGGTTGTCGTAGGACTCGTCTTGCTCGCGTGGTTCCTGCGGCAGGTAACGGCGATGCTTCTTGCGCATCCCATAGGTGCCGGACATCAAGTCCTCAATGAGGATCCAATGCGCCTCTTGCGCGTACCACGCAGCGGATGGATCCTGCACGCGTGTGACGCGGCGCTGCGCTGTCGGCCGGTCGTAGAAATTGAAGCCGGAGTACATTACAGCGCCGCAATCATAAGGTCAGTTTACGATGCAGCGATCAGCGTGATGCTGGACTTGCCAAGCTTGATGTCAAACTCAGTGCCAGGATCGTAGCCCATTTCACGGAGATAGCCATCGCCGATCTGCAGCTTGCCGTTGAATTGCACCTTGGTCTTGTAGGTCAAACGCCGACCGGCTTTGCCTTTGCCGCCAAGTTCAACGCCTTTTGCTTCCAGCAGTGCATCGTAGAAAGCAGTGAAGTTCAACCGTTCGCTGCCGTCCTTGTTGGCGGTGGTGTAGCCGCAGTCACGGACCAACTCAGATTTAGTGACGCTGCCGGTCAGTTCCTTGACCTTAGCGAGCAGTTCAGCACCCTTGAGCATTGGTAGGGTAAATAATGAGCGCAATCAATATAGCCTGATGCCTGTCGATCGTCCAGCACCAGCGTGCAGCGGGTTGAATTCACGCCATACGAGGTAGCCAAGTGCATCATTCATGTGGTCGTGGCCAGCATCCTTGTCGGGTTCACCTTTATCGGTGTAGCACTGCAGCTCAAGGCATTCGATCAACCGCTTGCAGCCTTGGTGAATGCTGAGCCGCACCTGGCTTTTGCCATTTTCTAGCAATGCTTGCACGGCAGCAACGCGGTCACGGACTGGTGGGTTTGCCCGTGGTGATTGGTTTGACATGCCATACGACTCAAGGATCTGGATGTCAGTTTGCGCTGCATTGGTGCTGCGGTTGCCGCCGCTGGCATCTGGGTAGACATAAATACGCCGCTGCGGGTAACGCGCTTGGATCTCTTGCGCCAAGGCGTCGGTGTCATGAGCGCCTGAGATCTCATCAATGACCAGCAGCTTGTCACCAAGCCTGACACCAATGATGGCTGACATATTGGCCACGTTGAAGTCAACGCCAATACGCAGCGGCTCGCGGTCTAGATCAGGCAGCTCACTTACGACATGCTTGGCGCGGTCAAAGCGGTCGTAAACAGTACCGGTGGTGAGGTTGACGAACTCACCATCAAGGTATGCCTTAAGCAGGTTAGGGTCATAGTTTGCCTCAAGGCGCTCGATGAAGTCTGCCGGCAGATGCGGGTTATCGGATGATCGCATCTTGATGAGATGCCGATCCGTGCGTGACTTAGCATCTTCACTGCCGAAGGTATTCCACATCCAGCGGAAGCCTTCTGGCGTTGAGGCAGCACCAAACTGCCGGACGTTACCGGAACGCAAACGGCCAAGGATTTTGGGAAACGCCTTGTTGGCGATGCTTGGCGTTACGGTGTCGATCTCATCAGCCAACACCCATGCAAGGTTCAAGCCGATGATGCGTGACCAGTTTTCAAAGCTACGGCACAGGATCTTGGTGTCACCACCTGGCAGGTGCAGCATGTACTCCGGCAGCGGTGATGCCCTGAAGGTGTAGGGGATTTCATACGCCTCCAAGAACTGCTCAAAGTCGTTCTGCCAGATATCACGTATCAATGGGCCAGTCGGCTCCATCACAGCGCCGATGAAGCCTTGATTGGCCGCGGCCAGCATCACTGCCTTAGCGCATAACGCACGCGTCTTACCAGCGCCATAACCAGCTGAGATGCCAATAATTTGCGTTGCGGTGTCGTCTACAAAATTAAGCTGTCCTGGGTGCAAGTCAGCTCGGATACGTTGCAGCAGATCCGGCATGTCAACATCACCGCTGCCGTAATTGAGCTGTTGCAATACGTTGCCAGCAGGTGCAACTGCAAGAATGCTCATGAGCAGAGTTGCGCCAACTTGGCTGCGGTGTTAATTGCACCAAGGGCAATGTGATACTGCCCAGCACGACGTGCTTCCATTTGCAATGTGCTGCATTGCGATAGCAAATCAGCGATCATCTGCGGACGTTCGATGTCCCAGTCGGCTTTGAGTTGATCACGAGCAATGGCAAGGTATTTGTCGCAAGACCGCTCGCCAACCCCCCAGTTTTCGGCAGCATAGCGAACGCAGTCAGACCTACGCCCACCGCTTGCGATGATGCGAGCAAAGCGTTGAGCGCGTAGTTGAGTTTCGGCTTGTGTACTTTTGGGGGCGGCCATCAGAACGCCTCCTGTGCTTCCTCAAGGATAGCCTTCTTGCCTGTGAAGTCTTCCCAGCGTTTTACGATCACGTCGCAGTAGATGGGGTCGAGTTCCATGAGGCGTGCGTGGCGACCTGTCTCCTGAGCTGCGATCAGAGTGGAACCAGAGCCACCGAAAGGGTCGAGGACAATCTGCCCTGGCAGTGAGCTGTTGCCAAGAGCCTCTTTGGCGAGGAAGGTGGGTTTTTGAGTGGGGTGTTGGTTTTTGGACTTGTCGTAGCCACCAAAGTCCCAAACGGTTGTTTTAGTGCGATCTTCGGTGTGAAAGGGCGAGCCCTTGACTGCAAATATGCAGGGTTCATGCGCCCATTGATACTTGGAGCGGCCAAGAAGCATTGGCTTGACCCAAATTATCTGCTGGTTGTTGACGAAGGAAGTTGGCTCTAGAGCGTTAAAAAAATCAACAGTGCGGAGGCTGGCGTACCAGATGTAAGCAGCACAGTCAGGCATGCTGTAGAGATCAGCGTTGTTGAAAGCGGCCACCAAAAAGTCTTGAAGTTGAGCGCCTGTTAGTTCATCGTTGTCAATGATGCCGTGATTTTTCTTGCCGGGCTTCGGTCTTGCGGTGTGGTCGTAGCTGACGCCATAAGGTGGATCCGTAAACACCATGTCTGCCTTCTGCCCATCCATCAAACGTTCAACGGCTAGCACATCAGTGCTGTCCCCACACAGCAAGCGGTGATCACCGAGGATCCAAAGGTCGCCAGGTTTTGTGATGGACTCTGGCGGTGGCTCTGGAACGTCATCTGGATCGGTGTTGCCTTCTTCAGGCTCCAACACCTCAGCCAGTAGCTCGTCGTCTTCAAACCATGGCGTCAGGTCATGCTCTTCCGATAGCTGCCGAAGCATCTCATTGTCCCAGTCGCTGAGATCCGAGCTGCGGTTATCAGCTAGGGCAAGGCCGACTTTTTCGTCTTCCGTCAGGCCAGCGCGACGCACGGCGATCAGCTCATCACCATCAGCTTCGATGACGCGCAGCTTGTTGATGCCGGCTGCTTTAGCGCCTTCGACAGTGCCATTGCCAGCGAGGATACGACCGTCTTCGTCGATGACAATGGAGCGTGCGGCACCGTAACGCTGCAGCGATTCAGCAATCAGCTTTGCCGAGCGATCCGTGCGCTTACGGGCATTTTTGTGATCGGATTTTAGATCTTTGATGGATGTCATGAACGCACCTGCACTGGCATGACGAGGTATGTCTTATCTGCAGTATCTGCGGTCAAGGTTACAGGAGTGGTTGCGGTATTGCAGCTGAGTGTAACCGATTCTGCGCTGCGGAATGCCTTAAGGCCATCCAGGAGATAACGCACGTTGAATGCCCAGGTGCCAGCTGCGGTGCCATCGTGCTGCAGCAGCTCGCGACCGTTGTTGGCGTCAGCTTCAGCGGTGATGACAAGACGACCGTCTGCTGCTTCCAGCTTCACCACTGAGTTGTGCTGATCAGCGATCAGGGCCACGCGCTCCAAGGCACGCTGCAAGCGATGCCGGTTGACGGTGATGCTGCTGGTGAAGCTATCAGGAATGAGCTTTGCCACGTCCGGGTAGGTGCCATCCAGGATGCGGCTGCAGATGCTGATGCCATCGCCGGCATTGATGACAGCTTGCCCTTTGGCGCAGGCAACGGTGACATCACGATCCTGTAGGAGGCGTGCTGCGGCGGCTGGTAGCACCATGTCTAGGCCATCGGGCAGCTCGGTGGTGCAACGCATCAGGCGGTGGCCGTCGGTTGCTTCCATGTGGCCATTGCCGAGGTGGATGCCGGTGAGCAGCTGCTTGCTGGCATCAGTGGCAACGGCAAGCAAGCACGCCTTGACGGCATCACCAAGGTGCACAGCAGCCTCTGTGGC